GGACGCGGATGTTTCGTCCATACTCTTTCGAACATTTTTCCATCTTGTCTCGATTTCGCCGAGGCGACCGGATACGTAATCCTTGAGACTTAAAACAACACCGAGTTCAAATGTATCCATTTTCGTACCTACTTGTAAAGGTAAAGCAGATAGACCGTGGACATATAAAGGTTTGTTACAAGAGGTAAGTATTTTAGGAATTTATTTTTGTTAAACGGAATGACGACTAACGCAGGAATGATTCCAAAAAATGGAAAGAAAGACCAAACAAACAAAAATCCATAGATTGCATAAGCGAACGGAATCAAGTCGCTCACTTTTGGATTTTTTGGATCAAAACCTTTCCAATCTTTCGCCATTTGTATATTCCTATATCCTAAATTAAAAATCCTTTGTAAATCAGATTATCACTTGCCGAATGCTTTTGCGATTCCTTTAGCAACTCCAGCCGCGATCATATCTATAATCCTTTCTTGTGTCCATTGAAGGTCTTTGCTTCTTCTTGCGATTTCTTCCGCGTCAAACGGATCCGGAATCGGAGTATCGGGAAACAAGAGACGAATTAAATTTTCAAGCGCCCCCATCCCCAACCGAATCTCCGCATCCCGATCCGCTAAAGCTTTTTTGAAACCGCCTCTTGATTTAGTTTTGCCAGATCAAAAATCTTACGACTGATCGAAGAGGCAAGGCCGGGAGCTCCTTTATTGATCCAGCCTGAAAATGTCTCAGAACTTGGATACACCAAACAGCGATTCACAAAATCAATATCAGCCTCGATCGGATCTAACTTTTTAGATCGATCCGAAACTTTGGAGAGAGTTTCTTTCGACGGAACTCTACACAGCGTGGAATATTCATCCACTTGAATGAGGTGTAGTCCGCCTTTGTCGTCCAAAAATTCCTTGATCGCCTCGATTTCCACCTCGTAACGATTTAAAAAACCTTCATCCACCGGAACGTAATCTTTAGGAAGACTTGAGATCGCCTGTTGATAGTCGTTATATTTTTGAGTGCCTTGTAGTTCCATTTTATATTTTCCTTATATTATATATTATGTAAATGTAATGATTGGATAACTCGTAACCGCAAGGTCAAGATCCGTCTCGGCCGCCTCCGCCCCATTTTCGAACGGAAGTGAAAACTTTATGATCTTGGCGGCGGGAACGGTCAAAAGAAGAGTTCCCCCTTCCACCTCACATCGTGCAGTAATCGGAGAAGGTGAAAGTTTGAGAAGATCTCCACCAAAAGGGGTAGCGAGTTTGATCATATATTTCAACTCGTCGAGTTCGATCGTTGCTTTCGCTTGACGTTTGTAACTCTTCACGGACCAACTTACCGGCTCTCCGCCCTTCCCCAACTTAAAAGCGATGTCTGCTTCATAATCTAAACTAAATTTAGAAAACTTAACCAACTCTTTACCCAACATAGTTAAGGTAAAATTTTCGAAACTTAGACTCTGCGGTAAAATATCTCCTGGATTTGGCATTTTGAATTTCTCCTTTTAGTCTTACGCCAACGCGAATTCAGTGGACCACTGAATAGCATCGATTCTGTCTTTAATGTACATCTTGAGAGTTGCAGGAAGAATCTTTCTCCCGTTCACTGTTTTGATCGGTTGTAACTTGATTTCGTGGCCCGAAATCTCCGCTTCTCCTGCGCGCTCCATTTCTGAGGATACTTTGGCGTCGATTGTAGCTTTGAGATAGTCGAGGCCTCCGCTTCCGGAGTTGGTTTCCGTGTCCGATTTTAAAAACGGAAGAGATTCTCGGTAAACGATCCGGTGCATTTTGTTCGCACGACGCAGTTCTGGAATATACTGAAAGTCTGAAGTAGGTCCGGACATCAAGTTGTCGGATGCGATAAAGACGCCTTGGTAGTCGGGATAGATTTGAAGAATGGTCAGACCCAAATCATCAAAGGCGGTTTGATACCCTTTGTAACCATCATTCCAATAACGAATTCCGATCAAGGTTTTAGATTTGTTTCTGGCAACCCAAGCAGCACTAACGTTGACTCGATGAGCTGCAAGTCTCGCACAAAGCAAAGTCGCGGCGTTTCTCCATTCTCCGATCGTTCCGGCGAGTTCTAAAGAAGCATTCCATCCACCGTTTGACTGGATTCCACCGGGAATGTAACGACCTTCCGCACCTACTACACAAACCCTTTCGTTTTCGTACGAATCCCACTCGTCTTGGATCCGCAGGAAATACGTTTCCACAGATTCGGATGGAAGTTTTCGCTCTGTTTCGAGTACCGCAAAAATACGAAAAAGATTTTCGGTCCTCATTTCTTCAAGAAGAGTAGAAACCGAAATCGCAAAGGCTCTATCCACTCCACCAACGTGGTGGAACCAGTAGAATGGAGAGTTGCCTTGATCGACTGTTTTCAGCGCTTCGATTGCGGTTAACCTTGCCCCAGGAGATGAGCCTGGACCTTTGATGTTAAACGTAAAGGTATCACCTACATGAAACGTATCTGCGAGAGGAGTGTCATTATGAAACGTTGCGGTAACTCCAACGGCAAGCGCAATCACTCCGGAAACAGGAGTTACGAGTAGAGGCCCGAACGTATCCCCACCATCTTCACTTTTACGATATTCTGCGGTTCCAAGCGCACCCGCTTTCGTAATTTTTAAAACGACACCTCGGTTTCCAACTGGAGTTCCCGAAATTGTAGGTGGATCCGCCAAGCCAGTGTTTGCAGGTCCAGGAATCATAGGATCCACGCTTCCAGTCTGGTCATTTTCGGAACGGATACAAAGGACAGGAACGGGAATCTCACCCACAGTTTCGTCAAATTCTTCGAAATGTTGTTTGAGTGCATCGACTAACTCACCCTTTACGAAAACGTCCTTACCTTGCTGGTAAGAAGATATGAGGATCGGAGTATTTGCGGTGTATCCTTCCGCCTGTCCGATTTTCGCGTGGACTTTGTCTTCATATGGAAAACTATTTCCAAGTCCCCCAGAAACGTGCGTAGTTGAAACTGATCCTATAGCCATTACTGTCCTCCTTTTGTTATAATAACTTTATGATATATGAATATATATTGAAGACTACTCATCCCTTATACTCCTTCCGGAATCGGTCCTTCGATTTCCAATTCGACTCCTGCCAACGTTTCCTCTTCTTCGATCGTGTAGAGTCCGTCTTTAAAAATGATTTCTACATAGAGTTTGTAGTTCCCGGTTTCTTTCGCAGGATCGTCTACGAGTCCCGTTTTACCGAGGCGAACTAAAATCGGAATTTGCTCTTCGGATTTAATCCAGGTCCGAAGACTCACGAACAAAAGACACTGATCTAAGATTCCACGATTGACAACGGAACTGATTACGTCCGCATCCGGTTCGTCTAACCAAAAGTCAACGGTGTATTTAAATTCTTGTTTTGCATGACGCACCGCGTTTTTAAAGAATACGGAATTCCCTCGAACGATCCTTTCTAAACGATGTTTGATTTTTCTACCCAAGGTGTTTGTGGGTTCTGAATACTTTAGAATCGCACACGGAATTTTTTCCTGAATCCCGTCCAAAGGAGTCTGGTACTCAAAGAATCGATCCGAAGGAATCACTACGTTTCCATTGATTCGGATACTCTCCACCATCTCTCGGATGTAATCTATGTGAGACTTCCTCATTTTTTGAAAATATCCTTCAAGGCGTCCCTGAAATTTTTAAGAATTAGTTTTTTAGAATCTTCTAATGCAGGTCTGAAATAGGGTCGGGCCGGAATGTTTTTCGCCTCGAATCCAAACTCATGAATCCGAGCGTATTTTGAATTGGTTCCTACGACGACCGTAGAATCGTTTTCTTTTACGATTTCAAAAGAAGAGGAAAGTTCTCCTTCCTCAATCAGAGTCAAAGGAGATTTCCCTTTTTCTTCTTTTCTTTCTTTTGTCGTTTCGGAAAGCTCCGGCCAACTGGATTTGTATTTTTGAGAGCGAATTCCTTTGGTGACATTCGCTTGAACAAGAGCCGCGTTCCTATCTTGGACTTTTGTGAGTTTGTCTTGCCCTTCGGAAATCGCGCTATGAAGTGCCGGACCAAACGTATCCGTTACGGTAAGAAATTTCATACTTTGTTTCCTCCCGCTTTTGGTTTGGTTACTTCAATTCTGATTAATGAAAATCCTTCCAGTTCTTGCACTGGATGGATCGTATCAATCAACCATTCCGATCCGTCCTTCTGGATCCTACATTCCGGTCCAACGATTGTAGTTCTCAAGTCTTCCTGACGAATTTGGCAAACTGCTCGGTACTCCTGTCTTTCTCCGACTTCGTTGTCGGATTCTGCGTCCTTCCAAATCCAAACACAAGAAATGTCTTCGCTACTTCTATACGTCGTTTTTTTAGATGCGTTTAGTCCAGATGGAGAAGGAATTGAAATCGGAGTCAGGATTTTGATTTTATCTTGTGCTCCTTTTTCAAAAGCACGATCCAGCATTGAGTGAATGCTCATTAGGCAACCCCCGGAGATTCGGAAGGTTGTTTTCCGAAGAGAAGGAAATAGGCTTTATTACGAAATCCTTCTACGATTTCACCTCGTTCTTCTGCACTCATTCGAGATCGTTTGACTTTCGTTCCTTCGCCTCCACCGGTGGAAACTTCCTCCGGATCAAAACCATCGTTGTATCCAAACTCCTCAATGATTTCAGCCTTGATAAGGAGAATTTCGGATGTCCGCAGTGGCGTTGTATACGGAGGACTATCAGGAATTGCAACTCCCCAGGACGTTAGTCGTGCTTTTGCCAAAGCAGCCGCAGACTCAAGAAACTCCTCGAACGGAGAAGCGGAATCTCCGTCTCTTACGTCGGAAAGATCCAAGCTTTTAGGTTTGATCCTGAGTTGTTTTTTGAGTTCTGCAACTTCGTTTAACATATGTTTGGCGATCCGATTAAGGTTTTTAGTTTTGTGATGACAGCTTGCAGAAAAGAGTTTCGCAAAAGCGAAATCATAACTGATTACCGTTCCCTCGATTTGTTCTCGGATAAAGCGGTCGCTCTCCACGAGTTGGCCGGCGGAATCCTCGTACAACTCAAGCGTTACGTCTTTGTTCCACGTAAGGATTGCGTCATCGTCCATATCCGGATGAGTTTTCCAGTTCATTCCAAAAAAGTTGAGAACCTGACCCGTTTTAACATAACCTTCGAGTAAGTTCATGGATTGAAATTGTTTGAAATTGGTTTCGTCTGTAAGCATCTTCTCTAAAAAGTTTTTACTCACAACGGCATGTGTGAACTCGACTCCTTGATCCGCAGAGAGAAGTAAATTTACTACATCGGAATACTTCCAAACGGTTCCTAACGTTTGGGATGTTTTCGCTTCTGTTCCGGTATTTCCATCACCGGACTTAATAACACGAAGGGCCTCTTTCGTAATCTGTTGGGAAAGTTTCCAACCGAAGACTTGAAAGATGTTTTGCACCTTTAGGATTTGCATTCTCTTCAAAGACTCGTAAGTGAAATTGATTTCGAGTCCTACCGGACTGGTTTCGATTGCTTTCTCTTGAGCTTTGATCGTTGCTTTCGGAAATTTTCCGCCGCTTTCTTTCGCCTTTTTCTTAGCGGTAAGATCAGAACCCTCGATGTCAAACGCGACTGATCGCGCGGCGCCTTGGCTTATGCGAGTTTTCACAGAATGCGTATCTTCTAACTTCACCTGAAGTTGACCCTGATTCATTCCGATGTATATGTTTTGGTTTACGAACTCAGGGAAGAGATACTTCGATTGGTTAGATGCTTTTATGAAGTCGTCTACGGAAAACGAAGCTTCTCCGATCGAAACGTTATTTGCCATTAATTGGCGTTCGAATGCGGATAGATTTTTTCCCGTTGGTGTTTCCGGATCGTATCCGAACCCGGATTCTTCTCGCTCCATAAATTCGTTCATGGAAAGACCGTCGCGTTTTGCGTCGGAATAGGCTTCGGCTTGTAAGTCGAGACGAACAAGCCCGTTATCTAATTTTACGTGTGGCACTTTAATTTCTCCTTATATAATGCAGGCTAATTTTTTGGCCCCGGTATCAACGGAGATAACTAATGCTCTGGTTCCGGTGGCCGCAGTTTTGATTTTTCCGGCTCCGTCTGCTTGGATATTGAGATAACCAAGAGCAGGATTAGAGCCCGAATATTCATATTCGAATATTCCGAAAACTTTAAGTCCGAGAATCTTTCCCTTTACATCCACAACCACAATTTGTCCGGCTGGCGTTTCTCCGTCCGCACAGAGGGAAACCTCCATATTTGCGGTAAACTTAGCCGGTTTACCTTCGTCTGCTTTTGTCAGAGTTTGATGTTTTACGGTGATCGTTACGGGCTCAACGATCCCGCGATAACCGACTTCGAATGGTTCATCTAAAGGCATACTCGTTCTCCTTTTTACTTTTTACTCAACTTGAAACTGTCGGGACTTTTCTTTTGGAAAGTTTTTGCCCCACTTTGAGGCTCGCTTAAACTTCCGGAGGCACGACTTACTTTCTTCGATCCGCAGTCTTCACATTTGAGCGGATGCGAATTTTCTAATGAAGCGCCGTACTGTTTCGAAAACGCTTTAGCCTGTTCGAGATTTGCACCTTGGATTAAGGCTTCGATCACGGAGTCAGGTTGGTTTTTCGTAAAAACTCTATAGGCAGTGATAGCCCTATCTCTTTCTGCGTTGAGTAGCTTTTTAGGTTCTTCCAAAAGGCTTTGGAGTTCGGCAACTTTGGACGCGAAATCCACGTTTGCTGGAAAAGTCTCGCTTCCGAAAAGTTTTGCAAACTGGTTTAAGTTGTTTTGCAAGACAGCGCTTTGGCGAGCTTGATCTTGTAGTTTTGCAATGGTTTTCCCCGCATCTTCAAGCACGGATTCCATTTTTTCCGACGGCAATTCCACGGATTCGCCCTCCCCAGGAGACAGACCGAATTTTTGGGAATCAACCCCCAGAAGTGACAAAATAGTGCGTTTGATTTTCATCTTATCCTCCTGTATGTTTTGGTTTGTAAGATTGCTTTGCGGAAAATCGAATCCCGCGAATTTTCTTGCGGTATTATCCGCAGGTACGGCAACGAGACTCGTTTCCGGAACGGATAGAATTTTGATCGGGATGAGTCGGACGTATTCACCTTCGACGATTTCGCCCAAACGACCGTAAAAGTTATCGAGTTGCGGATGCGATTTTTCGTAGGTGAAAGAGATACCAACAGAGTTCGCGTCAATCAATGCCGGTTTTGTCTTCAGTCGCGCAATGACATCAGAGGCAAATTCTTTATAAATTCGAAAAACCGCATCGATACCGGGAATTCCATTACGATTCGTGAATATAGGATTTCGTGTAATCCCGATTGAGTTTCTAACGGTCCTTTGGTGATCGGTATATATTTTAGTTACGAAAAGTTCGGTAGCAGATTCTAAAATCGCAGGGTTTCTAAAATCACACCACCATCCTTCAATCAAGACTGCCGATAGCATTCGGAAATTGAATTCTGCAAATTCTTCGTTCTCCACAAGCGTGGTTGTATCACTCGTATTTAAAGGCGCTCCGTTCTGTAAAAAATTTGCGTGGAGAGAGCGAAACTCTCCCCGCGCAACACCAGAGTTGTGAAGAAGAAGACCGGAATCTAATTTTAGAGTTCCGTTTGAATCGAATTTTAAATTTGCTTTTGGCACATGGCAAGAATAGCCTATGTGCCTTTGAATAGAAAGGCGTTTAGTAAAAGATCAGTCTTGAATGTCCGTTATGTCTGTTCTTTTTTATCCGCACGCGAATTGAGCCATTTCTCGACATCCGAGATCAGCCAGACGGTGCTTCGTTCACCAAGTTCATATGAAGGGAACGGAAATGTCCGGTCTTCTTTCCATCGTAATATAGTCTTCTCGCTCTTCCCTAAGAGTTTCGCAAATTCTCTGGTCGAGTAAAATAGTTTCCTAACGTGAGATGATAGTTTAATTTTTGATGATTTTATTACGAGTGCATTCATATAATTAAGGGTTTTATAATATATAAAATTAAAGTTGTCAACTCGGAAAAATTGATGTAAGATCCTTTAGAGACTTATATGATAGCGGACAAAAAAATCAATTCAGACCAACTTAAAAAACTTTGGGCGACTGCAAGAGAAGCGGGCTTGTCGAAAGTAAAAGTTTACGAAATCGTTTTGAATGAGACCGGGTCCGATTCGATTTCTTCCTTAAATACTTCGCAGGCTCATATAATAATCAATATTTTGAATATAGAGCGTCAAAGATTTTTCAGACAAAAGCCAAAAGATCCGATTTTAGTCTTAAAGAAGAATCTTCAAAAACGCTCTTACGAACAAAAACAGTTGGCTAAACAAATTTGTGAAAAGATCAACAAGAAAGGAATCTACAATATCGATTTAGATTCGTTTTCCAAAAGGCAATACAAGAAGCCGTTTGATTTACTCTCTCGTAAACAAGCGGCGGGTCTCATTCAAGGGTTGATTGCGATTCTGGGAAAGTAACATGTTATGAAACTGAAATGTGCCATTGAATATTCTGCTTGACTTTCTGGAAAATTTTCCGCTCTTAAATCATGTCAGGTATTTAAAAAGTTACTTCACAAAATCTCAGTCAATTAAAACAAATCCCCTTAATCCATGATTTTTTAAATCATGGATCTTATTTTCCTCGAATTAGATCATTATGTTTTTCATAGCATTCTGCTTCGGTCCGGGGATTATTTGAACTGTTTGCTTTTCGAATACATTCTCTCAAAGGTTCGGATTTAACGTAGGGAATGAGATCATAAAACGGCGGCTTTAACCCTTTTCCACAGACCATTTCATATACCGTTAAAAATTGACGAAATTCCCAACCTTCATAAATTTTAAGGGCTTCAGTTGCAGTATAGGCTGGAACAACTGTGTGATTTCCTTCTATATTTTTTATCCAAATCTTTGTTTGATCACCTTCGAACCTTGCTTTCTCCAGTTCATCGGAGCTGGGTGAAAGAATTCCATAGTTTGGACATTTCGAATCAATGAAATTTGGAAGAACTAAATCCGATCCACGTGCCTCCATTCCAACACTGAAAATTATTCGATAAATCAATGCAAGTATTGCAGCCATAAGGTCCCAATGCCACATAACTCACAAGAAATGCAATATTTTTACAAAATTTAGCTTTGATTTTGTCGGGGGATTTATCCATACTACACAAGCGATAAGGAAACAAAATCATGTTGGATAATTTAGAAGAGACCGTTTTATTATTTAGAATTGAGGAAAGGATGGATAAATTTGTCCACGATCTATTTTACGGTGATGAAACTACTACAAGAACCTTAATTCAAGGATCTTCAAAAGATTTGAAAAATATTTTTATTTCCTTCTGTCAATCATCTTGTCCTAACAATAGCCGAACCATTTCTTGAACTTTTTTCCATTCGGAATCAGTAGTTTTTACTATCCTTTGAACGAATTGAAGCATACCTTCTCGTTCTCTGAGGCCTCTAATTAAAAATCGAATTTCATCTGTTTGTTTATCTAATTCCTCCGAAGACGAAAGGAACATTGAACCTTCACCAGTTGGAAACCAAATTGGATTCGCATTATACCTTTCTTTTAATTTCAGTAAAAACTGCATATCCATATCACGACCGTTAATGTAGCGGCTAATGGATGCCTGAGAATAACCAGTTTCATTCGCTATCTGAACCTGCGTAAGCCCGAGTTGTTTCATAAACTTCTGTAGTCGTTTAGCTTCGTCTGTCATTATCTCTTTGCCAAAGGTTAACATTGGATAGAAATGTTAACCTCAAAAAATATACCAAAAATAATATTTTTTCTTGATTATTATTCATATCGGAATATAATTGCAAAAATATACCGATATGAATAATTCTATGGAAAAAACCATTCTAACGAGCAACGAGCGAATTTCGACCCGCTACCTTAGCGAATTCGAATGTGATGTAATAAAACGCACTTTGAAATTCAGGTTCGGCTCAGTTGCAAAATGGGTACGGAAAAGGAAACTGTCTTATGGAAGCGTTACTCAGACTCTTACGGGATTAGCCAAACACGAAAAGACTCTCTCTATGCTTGCTCGAGAGGGTCTTTATAATTTTGATAATCCGCTGGTCGAGGCTTCTGATGTTTGAGAAACCTCGAGGTCGATCACTGCCGATGAAACTTTCATTTTTTGCGAAGGGTGGAAAGACACTATGTCAACTTGCAAAAAAGCATAAAATAACGAAAGTTATGATTTCTAATTGCATCCGAGGCATTCGCACATCCGCTCGCGTAAACGAAATCCTCTTAACCGAATGGGAAATCTCCGTCGCAGACGCACGCGAAGCATACAAAGAACATAAAGAAAGAGGTATATTAGGAAACCCTGTTACATTCGAAGAAGCCTTCGAATGGATGGTCCGCAAACGTTTCGAATACCGCACAACATATAAGGGACTCGTAGCCACTTGGGAAGAATTTCGTAAATCTCAATACGATCTTGTATATCCAATCTATAAAGCCGCGTTTGCTCCGAGGTTTGCCGCATGAAAACAATTCACCTACATGAGTTGACACAAGAATATAAACAGAGAAGTCGAACTATTCCACGCAATTTTTCAAAGTGCCGAGCAAGGGCGGAAGTAGTGTTCGTAATCGCTCGCGCATATTCTAAATATTTTGAAGAAATTGGTCTACCCCAAGAAGTTTCTAATACTCGAAGGGGCCGCTTAATTCAAGCGATGAAATCAAAACCGGATTCGGTAATTTCAGCATTCAAATTACTGAATAAAGCACATGGTAAACTATCCAAGAGGATCGCGCAATTTTCCTGCGTTAATGGAGAAATGCCCTGCTCCTGTAAAGAAGATCGTAAACACAGAACAAACCCATCTGTATATTCTTCTGGAAGACGCGAAAGGAAATTACAATGAGCAAGAAGATTCCTAAAATATCTTCGACCTCCGACCCAGAATCGCAAGGGAACCAGAGCGTCATCTTCCTGACCTTTTTGAAAATGGCCAAGAAGCAACATGATCTCAGCAGGAGATTCATTTCCCCAAAGGATTTCGTTTACGGAGGCGAATACTACGGGACGATCTTCATGATCTTCTTCCTCAAGGAGGTCGGCGAACATATCAGCCAGAATTTGCATATCTACTTCAATTTGGTTCGAGTCCATTCTACAAATATCTTTATTTCTTCCGTTAGGTCAAGCCTGTCAGGGGCAAATTCTCCGAGGTTTGCCGCATGAAACTTCGAATCGTATATGAAATCAACGACGACGGAAAGCGCGACATCTTCGTTGAAACTAAAGACGGGAAGTTCGACATACTCGCATACGATTTCAAGTTTCTTACCGAACAAGGTGAGCAAATCAGAATGGATGCATGGGGTAATCCTAAACAAAGAAAAGAATTACTTCGCAAAGCGCGGAACGAAAGAAATGTCAAACTTTAAAAAGTAAAAATGCCGAGCCGTAGGCGGCTGAGATTTGAGAAGGGATCCGAATCAAATCTCAAGACTCAATGGTTTCCGGAAACCATTGAGAACTTGCGGAGCTTTGAACTCATGACTAAGAAGGTAGAGAGATGAATCAACGAATTCTAAAAAAAGCAGAAGACCTTTCTCAAAAATACGAATCCAGACAAGATCAAATATCTTTTCTTGTCGGTTTTGTCGAAGGATACAAACACCTCAAAGCGACCAGGGTGGGAGACGATGCGTATGAGAATGGAAGAGTCTATGGAACAGACGCATTTATAGCAACAGTTTCACGACTAGAAGAAGAGTTTGTAAAAGAGATGTTGAGTAAACAAATAAACCGTCACCACCTAAAGAGAGTTAAATGACAACCGCAGAGCGAATCACATTTCTCCGACAGGCGTTATATACAAAGTATTCCGATGAAGTTTTACATGAACTCGGAGAAAAAGCTAGTTCCACGGAAAAGTGGAAGCGACTCGCTGAAAAAGCCCTCGGAAGATCCGCAATCTTTCAGACCTACGTTGAGAAGAGAGGCTATATCGCCGACTTTGCTGAATGGCAAAACGAAGAACTTACTGAAGAACGAATCCAAAAGGAAAAGAAATAAGGTGAAAACGTATCCGCTTAAATTTCGAAAAGCGCTTATTCATTCCGGACTTTCCGAAGTGGAATTCAAAACCTATTGGAATCGGCTTCTTGAAGTTCAAAAAGAAAAACACACTTCAAAAGAACTTGCACTTTTGATTTCAATTGAAGCGAAAATGAGACCGGCGTATTTGAATTTGAATCCGGCGGAAGAATATAAGAAAAACGGAATGCTTACAAAAATTCATAAGCAATTTCTAAGAATGCTTGTATGAAAAGTTACGTATATTTTCAACCTGCGCTACTACATTACAAAAAGAAAACATTATGGAATCGAATATTAAAGTATCTTAAATTGGATGTAAGCCGTGGATAAAAATATGACAGAACTACTCATTACCAGGCATACCATTTTGAAATCGTTTGTTTCAATGGGCATTACTGACATGAAAAAAATTGCAACAACCCTAATCGATTATAGCGCCTGTAATATGGTTTTTTTGCGAAAACATAATCTCATAGAAGACCACGAAGAGTTTATAAACGAATTAAAAATAGAAATGATCAGCTTGGAGAAGAAGCATGAACAAAAAAACAAGAAGAACAAGACTACTAAACAGGCTTCCACAAAAACGCCTAACACAAAAAAGTTGTCGTCCGTTGCGGAAGTTTGGTCGGAAGAAGAAAGTTCGGTAACTGTCGAGAAAACAAGGGAGTTGGCACTACCCGAATCGACTACCCCCGTTCCATTGGTCACCCCGGAACAAAGACGAACAAGGCTCAACTATCTGATGAGTCAGATCGGAGCCGGAACGGAAATGATCCGAGTCGGCCAAGAGACCGTACTCGTTGCGTTAGCCGAAGTAAACCGAGAGCAACTTTATCTTGAAGTTCCCGGATGTGCCGGGATGGAGCAATTCGTAAACGATAACACTGTTTTCGAATGGTGGAAGATCGAAAAAGCTCTTCCTGCGGTAGACAAACTATTCTCTTCCGAAATCAACCGTAAGTCTTTGAGCGGGAAGAACGACAAAGTGCTTCTTCGAATCATTGAGGGACTACGAGAAGAAAACGCACTTTTTGAAGACGGAGAAGTTCGCTTCCCGGACGGAAGAGCGATGAGCCTTTCTGATTATGAGAAAAGTTTCGCTTCTAAAAACCAAAAAGAAGTCTCAAAAATTCTTACTGAAAAAGACAAACGAATTGGAGATTTGGAAAACCAAATCACGAATACAAAAAAAGAAGCTTCCAGTTACAAAGAAGCTATGGACGAGCTTCATAAAATCGTAGATGACCAGACAAAAGACACCGGTATTTCTCCGGAAGTAAGAAGGGCATTTCGAGAAAGACGAGAACTTTCAGAAATTCTAATGGAATCTCTAAACTCGATACAGTCGCAAGCAGATGTAATCCTTGCAGCACACGATTCCGATTTTTTGAAGCTTGAACATAGTTTAGAAAATGGTAAAGTAGTTTCCATTTTTTTAACCTCACTATCCGGAATTTACAGATCGATTCATGAGAAGTGGTCGGATTGTTTGCCGGTCCCTATGATGGAGGATTTGGGATGAAAATACTGGACTTAGGAATCGTAATCCCATTATACAGAGAATGGATATATGCAAAAACAGTAATACAAAACGCGAAAATTCGCGGCGAAATCGTTCAAAAAGCGATTCGAATTCTCGGACTTTCTAAACCACGAGTGTACGACGTATTTAATCGACTTGAAGAAGGAGAGTCGGTCGTTTCGGTTGCAAAAGTAAAACGTAAAAAAACTGGATCGAGACTCGGAAGTTTGGAAAAAGATCTCAGAGAGAAAGAAGGATTTATACTTTCTGAGTTGATGTACGCCGGTGAAGTTTTGCATGAACAAAAAAAGAAAACGAAAACGGAAGGGAATGCAAAGACGGTCGGTTATGCGCTCAATCGTGATTACGGAAAGTCGCAAGAATTTGCCATCGAGCTTGCAGAGAAACTCGGGAAAATTCGTCCTGGCGTTTGGGATCGACACAAGCTCAGACGGTGGCTAAACGACAAAGGGCTTGCTCGTAAACAGATTAAGAGTCCTCTGGCATCCATAACATGGTCGGAGCCTTACGCAAATCGTGCGTGGATGATTGACGCCTCCCCGCTAAATGCAGTCTATCTTCACCCTTCGAAAAAATACCTCGCGGTTCGTCCCGATTTAGAAATGGGAATCACACGAATCTATGAAGGATCGGAAGATTCTCAACTTAGAAAAGTGATTATCTATGTAGCGATTGAAGTATATTCAAAAACGTTCTATGTTCGGGCATACGCGCCATCTGCAATCGGAGGAGACTCAACACACGGAGGTGAGAATTCAACAGACCATGCAGACTTCTTTTCAAGAGCCGTCCTCCCGAAAGAAGACGATTACATTCCGTTACAAGGACTTCAAGAAATACTATATACAGATGGTCACTCTGCTTTCAAAACACTCGATCCTTTCTTTCGCCGTCTCGGAATAAAACGGATCCCACACTTTCCGGGACATTCTAAAGCTAAGGGTCCGGCCGAAGGCCGAATCTCTGCAATCAAACGAAGTTGTGAAGTTCGAATCGTAAAAGGAATGATTTCGAATTTGGATGAGTTGAACGAGCTTCTTTACCGTTACCAAATCCATCGGAATGACAAACTCGGAAATTACGCGAAATGGCTTTCGTCCGTTCAGAAACATCCTATCCGTGCAGTTACAAAACAAAACCTAAAAGACGCAATGATCTCCGAACTCATTCGGGACATAGATGCGTATGGTTGTGTTTCGATCAATGCCCGAAAGTATCTTCTTCGCTACTCTCCGGAAGAAGTCGCAATCGATCGAGTTGGTGAAAAAGTTTCCATCTACAAACGATACGACGGTTCCTATGTTGCAACCACAAACGACGGAAGACATCTCTTACTGGACGATCAAGGTCCAATCGAGCGAACTTCCGGATCTTTTGAAAACCTGGGTGGACGAAAGGGATTTCGAGACACAGAAAGAACAAAAAACCGAAAGAAAGCATTGAAGGGCGCCAAGTCCGTGGAAAAATCCCTTGTTCTTTCCGATGTTCTTCCAGACCTTCCGGAAACTCCATACGGAAAATTGAATATTCCAAAGTTGGATATGAAGACTCATACTCCCGCTCCTCCGACGGAATTTTCCACCGTGGATGATGCGTACGATTGGCTTTTAGAAGAACTCGAATTCAGTGAAGAAATTCCTGACGAAGAAATAGACAAAATCGTTCTCTATAATCTGAAATCCTGCAAGCGAAAGGTAGGATCGATTCCTGCACAAGAGGTTCTCGATCTTGTGGAAATGATCCGAGAATATTTTAAAAGTAAGGAATTGGAGAAATGAATGCACTTCTTACCAAACAACCTGAATTCGTAAACACTCGGAATACGGATAAGATCACAAAGTTAGCCTACCAAGCGGTGAAAAACAATTCTTGGCTTGCAGTTACAGGAGAAGTCGGCATGGGGAAAACGTATCTGTATAACAGCCTACTTGAATTTTTCTCCAACCAACCGCAAAAATACATTCTCGTTCATGTAGGCCCGGCTTGGGAAAGTGCGTTAGGTGGTCTTTCGATCGCGTTCGTTATGAAACACATGATCCGATCTATACGTTCAAGCGAACACGTTCCGGGTAATCTAAATGAAAGATATTTCAAACTCAGAGAACTTTTGATCTGGGCTAAAAGTATCGGTAGAAAAGTCGTTTTAATCATTGATGAAGCACAGGCTCTTCGCATCGGGGGACTTCGAGATCTTAAAAAAGTGTGGGAAATTGCGCACGAAAAAGAAGATCACCTGTTTTCAATCTTGATGTTTATGAAACCAGAGACTCGGATTTCGGGTATTCTTTCCAGTCCCGAAATCGGTTACCGAACGATTCAGGCTCCGATGAATCAACTCAATCATTCGGAACTGATTCAGATCGCGGAAGAAGGATTCAAAGTCAAATTCGAACGCGGGAAAGCGGGAGAGAAAGCGAAAGAATTATTGATTCGAGGATGTAGGTATCGAACTCCTTTAGCAATTCGTAATGCTCTTTTAGGAATTGCATTTGCATATCCGGAGGTTTTGTCCGACTCAACTATTCGGGAAAATCACGTTCGCAACTTTCTATCCGACGGTTATCTCCGAATCATGGATCGCTTAAAAATTTCCGTAAAACAGATTCGAGCCGGGATTAAAGAGCGTTATCACAAAGACATTGATAAGGTTACGATCGAAAATGCTCTCAAAGGAGATGGTGAAGTCTCCTCCGAAATTGAAGCGATAGTAAAAAATGAACTTGTGGATCGGATTCGAAATAAAACTCGCAAATATGACGATACAGTTTTTACAGAAAACACATGATGATTTTTGAATAAAGGAGGAAAACAATCATGGTAGCAAAAAAGAAAACGAAGAAGACGCCCGTAAAGAAGGCAAAGAAGAAAGCGGCTCCGAAAAAGGTCGCTAAGAAAAAAAGAATCCCGAAGGCGGATGTAGTTAGTTCGACCTCAAAGGGTGTGACGGTTGATGTAACTCCGAAAACAGAAGGAGAAATTCAAGATGGCCAAGACTAAGAAGTTAAAACCCGAAAGTAAAAAACTTTAGTGGACCTTCCGAACAACGAATATAAAAGTCGAACCGATTTAGAAAAGGCAGTTGAATACATTGGTGAGCAGATGCTTGAGAAGGATCGACTTGTAAACGAAGCCGAATCTAAGATTGCAGCGATTCGATCTGAACTCGAAGAAGTATTGTATCCGGTTCAATCTAAAATTGAACATGTCACAAGTGGTGTCGCGTTTTTCGTAAAGAAGAATCGAGATGAACTTTTCCCGGATCCAAATCTCAAAACGTGTAAGATGATTTCAGGATCGATTCAATTTCGAAAAATTCCTGCATCCGTAAAAACAAAAGGAACCGCCAAATTTTTTGAAAAGATCCTTGCCGCGAATGGACTATTACAGCGTTTCAATGACTGGGCGGCGAAGTTATCAAACGTGTTTATTCGTGTGAGTATTGAACTTAACAAAGAAGCAATTCTTGCAGAACCGCTTCGCGCAAAACAAAAGTTAGGTGTTGAAATTAACGAAGAAAAAGAGCGCCTTTACATAAAACCTTCTCGACTCGAAGACGAAATTTCTGCGGACGCAGATATAGAGGCGGCGTGAAAAGAAAAGACATAGGGGACAGAGCTTTAGATTTCTGTTTGGAAACAATCGACGAAAAGGAATACGGTTCCCCCTATGTCTTATCCTAAAGCAGCGGAACGTCGGGCGTATAACCTTAGTGTAATCTCTGGATACAATCCGGAGCAGATCAGAGCCGCCCTAAAACCTGATTATCCCAAAATCACTGCAAACACCATTCGCAACTGGCTTTCCAAAGTTGATGAAACAACTGGAACGACAGCCTTGCAAGATCGTGAGAAAGCGCTCTTAAACGCAAGAAATGAAGCTTTAAAAGAAGCAGAAATTAGTCTCACGACTCTACGCGTGAATACAGTCCGCACTTTCAAAGCTATCAAAAAACAAATTTTCAACGAAGATGGAGATTTATCGATAGCATTCAAAAGCGGCGAAGGTGCGTTAAACACCTTTCGCGGATTGATGAACGACATCGAGCGTATGCTTGAAAAAGAGAAAGAACGAGTGGAGCCCGTTGAAGTTGCTCGAGGTGTCCACCGAGCAATCAAAGACACTCCTGCGTTACATACGTTTCTTAAAGCACATCCAAAAGTTTTTTCTCAATATATAGAAAATATCAAACGTGAAGTTTCGATGATGAAAGACATCGATATCGCATTCTTACCGGAGCTTACCGATGGCGAAGACTAAAACAAAAAACGCTCAGGAAGAATTCTTTCAAGAACTCGACAACCTCATCGGAAAATCATCTACCGAACGTGAAGGTACGATGGAAGAATTCCTCACCCAAAACGTTTTTGTAAAAGGCGACGATGATCTTATCCCTTACAGTTTCGATGGTTATTCATTTTGGAGAGATATTTGCAGAGAGTCACAAGATCACCCGTATATTATATTCCTAAAGGCGGCACAAATCGGATATTCAGTTTGGGCTTTAGCAAGACTCGTCTGGAAAATTTTTCGATCCAGTTACAAAGCTGGAATTTATTTCCCAGACGATACCTCGATGAAAGACTTTGTTCAGGACCGTGTTGAACCGTTCCTCAATCAATGCCCGATTCTAAAGCCACATCTTAACGACTCCAACGTAGACAATACGAGAACCAAAAAAATCGACAAAGCTACGCTCATAATGCGCGGTACGTGGACAAAACGTGGAACAAAGACAGTCGACTTGGATATCGTAATGCTCGATGAAGTTGATGAACACGACGAGGAAAATATCGAGTTTGTCGGGGACCGACTTCTTGCTTCAAAATTGAATTGGATGATGCTTGGTTCACAGCCATCACTTCCAAACATTGGGATCCACGCGGAATTTCTACGCTCCGATCAAAGATTTCGTCTTTTAAAATGTCCTTCTTGCGGTCATTGGACAAACTTAGTAGAGCGTTGGTTAAAAGAGCCGATCAGTATATTCGGTTTCGATGATAAAGAGGCGCTAAGAAATCCGAGCTCATCGAATGTATTTTACGCTTGCGAAAAGTGTAGCCGCAAACTCGACAATCAAAAAGGAGAATACGTTGCGAAAACTAAATCCGATCGTCGCGGATATCAATGCTCTCAACTCTTTACGCCGAGAAATCCGTTCTTTATCTATAACAAACTTCTTGGCGCAGTAACGAGTGCGAAGCGTAAAAACCTTACGATTTCTATTATCGGTTGGCCTTCTAGTTCAGACGAAGAGCAACCTTTACAGATAGATGAAATTCAAAAATGGGAAGGAGACCAAGGACTGAAGGATCACTCCCCATATTTTACTTACCACGGTGCAGACCAAGGAGATACAGTCCACGGCGTTTTTGGTGAACCTACACTCGATGGAAGAATCCGAATCATCGGACTTTACAAAGCAAGTATCTTAGACGAAGAACGTTACGCAGAACAAGTAACTCGATTTAGCGTGTTAAACGGAAATATCGATGCTTTGCCGAATCGTAATTGGTCTTTACGTATGGCTCTCCGATTTCCGGAAAATTTAAAGATTCAATACTTCACGAAAAAATATCGGGAAAATTCCGAGGTCGTTCCTGGAGCGGATGAGGTCGGTGTAATAAACGTAAACCGAGACGATTCTCTTCAAGATACGGTCGACGCAATCAAAGCCGGACTCTTTATATTTCCTAATCCACTTTTACTTTCCGAGTCGGATCTCAAGGCATACGAAGAATTCAAATTTCATCTTACGATGCTCGTTCGAGAGAAAGGAGAAGATGAAAATGGAAAATCCCTCTGGTCATTCAAAAAGAAAGTTCCGAACCATTACGGCATGGCTCTCAATTCATTAAGAATTGCTTATGAAACTTCGGGAACGGGATCCGGCGGATCCGGATACGGAGGTTTTGCATAATGAACTTTTTTGAAAGATGGGCAAATTATTTTTTTGGAACGTCTACAGCAATGGAATTTGCCGCAAGTTCCAAAAACCTGAAAGATTTTAGGCAAGAGACTGAGTTTTTTGTTCAGGATGTAAATCCATCGTTTCCATTGGAATCGATTTCACTAATTAAAAAACTCGTGATCGCTTTTCCCGACCTTTCCCAAGCAGTAAAAAGATCGCTTACTCTTGGGAATTCTGGAATCGAATGGAAGATAGATGCTGATGAAAACGGTAAGAAGAAGATTCAAACTGACATTGACACATTCTTTAAAAAGCATCCTGGAATCACGAATCACCTTCTCAGACAAATTTTAACAACCGGAGCTTTATCCGCTGAAATTGTGCCGTCCTTAAATCTTGATTCAGTGGCTGAAATTCGTCTCATCCCCGTTGAAAAAGTTATATTCAAAAAAGAAATCGACGCGAACAACATCGTTCGTTTTGTTCCATACGAAAAAGGAAAGTTCGGTTACAACCGGCTTAACGAAGAACAATATGTTTATGAAGCAATCGAGAGAGAAGAAGATTCTCCGTATGCGATTCCTCCCTTTCTTTCCGTTGTTCGATGGATCAATTCTCAATTCAAAACTCAAGACAATATCGATAAGACTTTGAATAAGTGGGGGCTCTTGGGATTTATCATTGCAAAATTCAAAAGACCTCGACTCCTTCCAGGGACAGACGCCAAAACGTACGAAAACCAACAAAAAGAATTCTTAACGCAAGCAAAACAATCTTTTGAAAAAAATTCTCAGAGTGGATTTCTCGCCACCTACGACGATACGACGGTCGATCACCACACTTTAACCGACGCCTCTAAAACCGGAGGCTTCGAAGCAATTTCTCGCTACATTGAAGAACAAATTTCTTCCGGTGCCGATATCGATTTAGCTCTCCTTGGAAGATCTTATTCAGTCACAGAGACCTATATAAAAGTCGCAGGAAAGTTTTTTCTACTAAAACTTGGGAACTATGTATATCCAGTTATTCAACTCTTGATCAGAGCAATCACGCTCGATCAGTTGCTTAAAGGAAATCGTTTTCAATCTATAGATGCAAGTCGCAAGAAATCAATTTCCTTAGATCCTCTCTCTGATGCACAAGCAAAGCTGACAGAAAAACAGGTTGAGAACGCAGATTTTCAGCTCGTTCTTGCTATGGTGAAATCGGGTGCGATCAGTCCCGAGGATGGTGCAAAACTCTTAGGACGAGACAAATGGTTTGATTCGGAAAAGTTAGAAACGCAAACCGACGCTGGATTTACTTTCTCGGAAAACACAGACTTAGAGAGTAAAAAAAAGTCCTGATGAGTAAGCAGTTTGAACAAACCTCTCATGTTTGCGGTGACCTTGACTCTCTTGTAGAACTTGGCGCGTGGACGAAAAAAGAAAAAGAAGTTTATGCCTCCATCGAAGAAGCATTCGTTTCTCAATTCTTTTCTTCTTACGAAGATCGTGTCAATGAAGCTCTGAATCAGATTTCTAAAAAGGGAATCAATAAAGCTGATGCAATTGATACGATTTGGGGTGTTTTAGAAAAAGAACTTGGAAGCAAATTTCCGGAAGAAACTGCAAAAGCATGGAAGGAAACAATTTCGAAAGCCTGGGACGCTGGACAGGATATAAATAACCCGAATTCAAAAACGAATCCTCTTAGGATTCAAGCAAACAAAGACATATTAGATTTCTTTGATAAAGGATATAAGTTCGATATAGGTAAACAATTCAATCGTAAGGATGATATAAACAAAATAGAAAATGCGATTCGAGAGGCGGTGGAGTCCGGTTCAACTGATCAAGTGATTCGTAGGCTTCAAGATGAATTACTAGGTCCAGCGCAGAAAGAAAAACCAGGCAAGAAGAAAGAAGGCGAAACTCCTACCATAATAGATCCGAAAGCAAAACTTAGAAGAAAGTTAGACGACATTGTAAGAGGACAAATTCTTAGATCCCGGAATTTTTCCCGTACCGAAAGATTCGAACAAATAGGAATCAAAAGACTCGAGATCGTGGCCGTGATCGATGATCATACATCTTACATTTGTAAGAATATGAACGGAAAGACTGTCGAAGTTCGGACTTGCGTAAATTACGTGCGAGAATTTTTAGCTGATGATCCGACTCGGGAATATTTCTGGAAGGATCGACAGAATCCATCAGAATCAGAGCTAAGACAATTCGACATTGCTTCAAAATCTGGTGATGAGATTACAAGCCTTTTGAGAAATCAGATGCCTCCGTATCATGCTGGAGGTTGTAGAACAACCGTCGTAGCTAGTTTCAAATCGGAAACAAGGAAGGTTTCATGATTTCCGAAACATCAACTCTTAAGATTCAAGATCGGGCAAGACTTTATAACGAGTCCTTTCCGAATTACGCGCCGCTTCACGTTTTCAAAGAAAGGTTATACGGAGAGTGGGAGCTCGGGCAAAACTATAAAAACACTTCCGACTACCACGGAGCTTATCCAGAGCAATACTTAAAACGGCTCTTACCGATGTTTCCGGATAAATCTAAAGTTCTTCATTTGTTTAGCGGAAAAACTCCGCCAGGTAAGTATCTAAGGATGGATAAAAACTCCGCATTGAATCCCGAAATCGTTGGTGACGCCGAACTTCTTTCCTCGTATGTCCGCGCGTTCATCGGCCACTCGCTCGATTTAATTTTGGCGGATCCTCCTTATACGAAAGAAGACGCTGAACATTACGGTTTCTTAATGGTAAATAGAGGTAAAGTTCTCATGGAAGCCTGGAAATCTCTTGAAATGGGAGGACATCTTGTTTGGCTCGATCAAGTAGTTCCGCAGTATGCGGGAGATAAGTGGATGCTTGAGGGAAAAATTTATCTTTCAATTTCAACGAATCATAGAGTCAGAGTAATTTGCTTATTTAGGAAAGTATAATATGAGTAGTTTTGAAATTTTTGAATTGGTAATTATGTACACAATCGCCGGAACGCTGGTTGTCTGGGGTGTTTTGGTTATTTTGGCTTTATTGCTCATAGCGATAATTTGGAGAGAGGATATATTTTCCTTTTTCAAAACAGAAGCGAAGAAAAGAAAATGAAGATAATCTCTTTTGCGAATACAGAGTAATTTGCTTATTTAGGAAAGTTTAATATGAGTAGTTTTGAAATTTTTGAATTAGTAATGATGTACACGATAGCTGGAACTTTGGCCGTTTGGACGGTTTTAGGAATTTTTGCTTTAATCATCGCGTCTTTTATTTGGAAATCCCGTTTTGGCTTATTTACCACTGGCTTTGTCCAAGTCTTTTTAGTTGCCGTAAATACTTATCTCATAAGCAAAGAGAAATACATTGCGGTCTTTTTCGTGGGAGGACTCATTTCTTTTGTATGGACATGGAACGTCCAAAAGATCGCGTTTGGAACCTTGCGAGATCGAATCACATATGCGTCCGGCGCAGGTTTCGGATCTTTGATCGGATTACTCTTAACCGCATTCATTCTAAAAACATTCAGTCTATAAGGAGTTTGATATGAAAGAAAAGATCATTCAAGAAATTCTCGGAGAAAGAGAAAAGCAAGATCAGAAGTGGGGAGAACAAAATCACAACCCTATTGAATGGTGCGCAATCCTTGTTGAAGAGGTGGGAGAAGTTAGCAAAGCCGCACTTGAAACCCATTTCAAATATGATGGCAAGAATGATCTATCCGAATACAGAGAGGAACTGATACAGGTTGCAGCTGTTGCGTTAGCGATGATCGAATGTCTTGATCGGAACTAGATTAACGATGCATCAATAAGTATTTAAGAAGGTATAAGGATGAAAGTGTTTATTCCTATCGAATTCAAATATATCGAACCAAAAATTTCCGAGGACGTTATCGACAACACGACTCTTCTGATTTCGTTCATACTTCAAGCGCGGTCCGCGTTTATCTCTGCAATGGATGTTTGGTATGATAAAAACTATCCATTAAAAGACGCTGATATAAAAGAAGAATTTCAGCAGGGAGTTTTGGATATTTTAAAGAATCCTGATTTTTACGAAAAAGAAGTAACTCAAGCAGCAATTGATTTTAAGGCAGAAGAAACAAAATCAGAGTTTTCCAAATGAATACTGACAGGAAATCCATTCTTGATAAAATAAACAAACTTCTCGCACTTTCCAGTTCTCCGAATGCCAACGAGGCGAAAAGCGCGGCAAAGCAAGCGTCTGAATTGATTCAAAAGTATAATGTTGAAGCGACGGAATTAGAAAGAGGCGCTATCATTGAATATAATTTACCAACGGGCAAAAGACGATTTCGCCATTGGCAAAGATTCCTAATTGCCGCTATCGCTAAATCTAATTTCTGTAGTATCATCTTAAAACATTCGTGGCCCGCTTCGTTTATTATTCTCGGCAGAGAAGTAAATGTCGAAACGACTCAACTGATGTTTCAATATTTATCCGACGTCGCTCTGGCGTTAGCACCTAAACAAAACCAAACTAATTTTTTAGAGGGATTTTCATATGGAATCGCGACACGACTCCAAGAAGCCTCTGAACACTGGGGAATAGAAGAGAAATCGTCTATCGTTCGAATCAAAAATGAAGACCAAGTTGCGATAGAAAAATTTAAGGACGAGAATTATGTAAATTTACGAAAATCTAATAATAAAAATCTTAATATATGGAATAATGAGTTTCAATCAGGAATTGACAAATCATCGAGGGTAAGCCTTGCCAGACAAGTAGATAAACCCGTAAAACTTTTGAGTAGAAAATGTTGATGGATCATAAAATAGAATGTCCACATTGTAAGAAGCAGTTTGATTCGCCAGAAAAAGAAGCGGTCCGAATGGCAATGACGGAAGATATGTGGATGAATCACTGTGAAGAAATGTTCCGAAAAGGTTGGCGTCCTGGAAAATTTGAAAATCTTCCTGATTTCTTAAAGACAAAACGAATTGGGTTGTATTACGAAAAATTAGAGCAAAGAATCAAAATAAGAAAAGAACAGACATAGTAGACATCGAACTTTTCTAAAATTGTTCCCTTTGAACGATTATGGGATACCATCCTGGATGGATGAGATTCTTAAATACCTACCTCTCTTATCTCTATTATCAGTATTCTTTTTATATTTAATACGAAAGGAAGCAAAAGACGAGATCGTTAAAGCCCAAGACGTACAGAGAGAATATACTGAATTGAAGATCAAAGAAGTTCAAGAAGAATGTAAATATCATTCGCTTCAAGATCGTAATAAGACAGATCGACTTTCTGAACGGATGATGGAATTAGAGAAATCGCATACACTGGAAATCGGTTTATTAAAGCAAACCACTTCAACCACTGATAAGCGATTAGATATGATTGAAACTCGAATCGAAAAACTTGATACCAAGTTTGACGAGAAATTCGACGAACAAAAAGAACTCCTCCACAAAATTCACTCAAAGTTTCAAAACGGAGGATTCTCAAAATGATCTTACAAATTCTAAACATTCTTATTCCGCTTATCCGGAAATTCCTAAGCCTAAAAGCAATTCAAACTAATCAAAACTATTGGAATGAATCTTCGATTGCCTTGGCAAACAAAAAGAAAATTTCAAGGGAAGAGGTATTCGGTTCGATTTCGAACATACCCATTCAGCGAGATCCTATCTTTCGTTTGCCAGTTTCGAATCCTCATATCACCTCGAAATACGGATGGCGATACTTAAATATCGATGGGAAGAAATCTAAGCAATTCCATCTTGGAATCGATCTTGGGGGATATAATGATGTATTTGCTCCCGAAGACTGCATAATCAAAACCGTTCTTGGGAGAGATCGGAAGTATCCAGTAAAATTCCGTTGGGAAAAAAACACCTGGGTCAACCTGGTAAAATCAGGTGAAGTTCCGGAAGATCGTGCCTGGACTCCGTTCATTATCGGAATCGGTGTTCATTCAAAAAACCTTTATAAGTTCAAACACACGGATCCTAAAGTTAAGAAGGGCGATGAAGTTAGCGCAGGCGATCTGATCGGAAAATCTGGGAACTACGGATACAGCTTAGGTGCTCATCTGCATTTCGAAGTTTGGCCTTGGGATGAGAAAGCTCAAGATTGGAAAAAAGAAACCGATCCCGAAATATTCTTAAAAGCAAAAGGACTGTTATAAGGAAGGTTGCACATACATGATCGAATCTATTACTGAACTTCTCCCCACGGTCTTTTTAAACGGATTTTATATGAGTCTCGTTTTGACTGTTTCACAAATCTTATTTCGAAATCTTCCTCATCATTTCCTACTAAGCAACAAGAAACTCGTTGTGTTCCTTGTTGCTACGTTAATCGCTATTCCCTATAACATTTTCTATTGGATTACAATGCCGGAAGTTTTTACGTACTGCGTCTCATTCGATTCTGTAAAAGAAGAGATTTGCAAAATTCTTCCAGGATGGACGCTTGCGGCCTATCAGGCAATTCGCCTTTTCGTTTGTTATCTCGCAACGATACTACTCTACAATAAAATTGTGAAAGGCGTTTTCGAAAGATCCGGACTTGGACATGCAAAACCTGAGAACGAAAGAGAAGAAAGAACGGAGGAATTCCAATGAACCGAATTCAATTTTTCATTTTGATCCTTTTCTATCTTATCACATTGAACACTTGTATAACAGTCATAGCTCAGACACCTGATTCCGTAGGAATGCCGAAGGTTCTTCGAGAGGAAGCAAAAGAACAATCCAAGAAGGGAGACAAAAGAGTCAGCAATCTCCTGAATGCCGCCGCCGATTCCATCGAAGCGGGGGATAAAAATGCGCGGGCAGCAATCAAAGGAGAGAAGAAGACGCAGAAAGAAAACGCGTCTCTTCAACGTGAAGCTGGTTGGGGCGATGGACTTCAAAGTCTTGGATGGTTCACTATAATTTTGATGATTGGAATTGCGTTAATTCTCGTACTAATCTTTATCATTAAAGGCAAGATTAGAATACCATTCATTTCAAAACTATTACCACTTGGTGGTGGAAACGCTTCAACATCTTAGATTTATATTTATAACGTCCTTGGGAACAAGGGCGTTTCCTAAATTTTGTTTGAACTTTTTCGTTTTTCTTTACTATGTATAATAATAATTTATTATTAGAAATCTCGCTAAACCCACGTATTTTCTGAAATAAACTTAAAAGAACTGAAATTCAGTAACGTTTTTAGTGCACATTCCCAACGGGGGTAATGCTCACGGACATCTAAAACTCAAGAATATAATTTTGATTATAAAAAAATCATCTTGCATATAAACACTGCGAAGACTGTGTTCGAAAAGAAGCGGAACGTGGAACCTCTAAGATTTTTTCGGACAACACGTTTACACTTTCTTGGGAGATGGAGCCTTACTTTCAAATTGCATCCGAATTCGAATATACAATTTTTGTAATCACAGTAGAGAATTATCATAACGGAAAAAATGTTCATTCTATCGATGATGAATCCTTAAAAAAAATGGCTTCAAAATATAAGATTCGTCTTTTACCTGAAATACTTTCGGAATAAATATTTACATTAGAGTTGTTGAAAAATTTCATAGCAACAATTAACAAAACGTTTCAATCGACCGTTTCCATACAACGAAAACTCATAGAGAATTAATTTTTCAATAATTCTATTAATGATCTTCTATATAAATTCGAATTTTATAATTTTACTAATGCTATATACAGGAATACTTGATATCTTGTACTCAAATCTGCTTTTATGATGAATATTTTAAGCATATAGTTCTGAATAAAATTAAAGTTTCCGCCAAATCGTAGTATGACGACTTTCATTCGAAGTTTGCCCAAAACCTCAAAGAATTTTACATGATCATTCTTTAAAAATTTTTAATCAAATGTAGTAGTTCTCATAAATTAGGTTGTATTGACAATTTACTAACTTTCGATTAGTTCTAATAATCAGTCAGTTTGACGTGAGGAAATCCATGCTTGATTTTTCTAAAAAAAGTTGTGATCTTGGTTTCTAAAATGTGGGAACTCCCACCAATCACGATTTTACGAGCCAATTCTAAAATAGAGTTGTTGAAAAATTCTATAGTGGAGTTTAACAAAACTACTTCAATCGACAGTTTCCATACAACGGAAATCGATGGAGAATTAATTTTTTAACAACTCTAATTGTAGGAACTCATACTTTTAGAAAATTCTTTCTCGTTTTCTTATGTCGAACTCACGTTAATCTCGTTAAATTTTCGTAGTAGTTCCCACAGAATTACGCCTCTTAGAACGATCAAGATTTTGATATGA